AACTATGGTTCTAGCGAAGCAGTGACAATTACCATGCAAGTACGTTTTGACAACGCAGTGCAGACTCCCTTGGGTTCTGGCGTTGGTGCACAAGTGGCACGTTTGGCTGGATCTATTGTTTCTGGTGTTGGTACTGCAGGAACTTAATTAACCCATGGCCTTCGGACAAGATTTCCTCAAGTCCTTCTTTGGCAATGATTATGTGCGTGATTACACTCACGCCAGCAAGATATTTAGAACCAACGGTTATGCAAATAGCCCAAGGTTCAAATATCTTTTTCATGTCTACTTCAATCTTAACACCGCACAACTGCCACAGTTAAGAAATATTTTTTCTACTCCTGACGTTTCCACAATTGGGTTGCTGGTCAAAACTATTGATTTGCCCAAGTACAAGTTTGATGTTGAAACACTAAATCAATACAATCGTAAACGTCTAATACAGAAAAAAATAAACTACGATCCAATCAGTGTGAGATTCCACGATGATGGCGGTGATTTAATTCGCACAATGTGGTACAACTATTATTCGTATTACTACAAAGATCCCAGTCAAAAATATGATGGTGTGACCAACACCAATGGTTCAATTGGCTTGTTGCAAACACAAACCAACGGATTTGATTACAACCAACGAGACATTTACAGCAACCAGCGTATTGCCAATGTCAATGACTGGGGCTACATAGGTGAAGCCTATTCTGACGGAACCAATTCTGCAGGCGGTAAGCCAGCTTTCTTCAAAGACATTACCATATATGGGTTTGATCAGCATGCTTGGAATAGTTACGTATTGATTAACCCCATGATCAACGAGTGGAGTCATGACACATACGATTACAGTCAAGGCAATGGTGTTATGGAAAATTCCATGACCGTGAGTTATGAAACAGTGAAATATTATTCTGGTGCAATTGGGTCAACTCCAAACACCAGTGTAAAAGGGTTTGCACAAAACGACAATTACGATCAACAAAAAAGTCCATTGAGTCGCCCGGGTGGTTCACGAAGCGTGTTGGGTCAAGGCGGCTTGATAGATACTGGATTGGGCATAATTGGAGACTTAGAAAGCGGCAGCGTGGCTGGTGTCATAGGCGCAGTACAAAAAGCTGGCACAGCATACAACACCTTCAAGGGCCAAAACTTAAAATCTATTGTCAAGAACGAAGCCATTGGCACAGTACAAGGTGTATTGAGATCTACCATTAGTGGCACACCCGGTGGACTTGACACAACCGGCATACGTAATGTTTTGAATCGTCCTATATTTCCAACACCGCCCAAAGGTTAATACATGAGCACAGTTAACGCAGCCAATAACAAGTTAGATCAAACAGTGAGAGTATTTGATCAATTTTATGAATTTGAAATGTCAGTTCCTGCCATGGAATATGATATTGTCAACAGCTTTTTTAAAACAGTTTTTAAAACAGTTGAAGCCGCACAGAATTTCACAACAGCTTTGTTTCGTGTATCGGACCAAACTGGTGTACCAGTACTGACGATCTTGGATCAAATCCAAGACCAAGACCAACTTCAACTCACTGCCACGCTGGCATACTATCTCAATGGTATACGTAGTCCCAGCACACTGTTGGGTGTAAATTCTGTGCTAACACCCAACTACTTTACAGCCCGCAATGTTCTTCCATGACAAACTTTGCACAGGGTGTATTTGTTCCCACTAATCCTAAAAAGTATGTAGGCAAAGGCAACCCACGATATCGATCAGGGTGGGAGTGGAGTTTTTTTCAATTTTGCGATCAAAATGACGCTGTGCTAGAGTGGGCCAGTGAAGCTATAGCTATTAAGTATAGACATCCGTTTACCGGCAAAGTCACAAACTATATCCCTGACGTGTTCATGCGTTACAGAACCAAGAACAACAAAATCTGCACTGAAATAGTTGAAATCAAGCCACGCAAACAAAGCATGATTGAAGGCAAGATGAGCGAGCGGGATCGAATGGTGGTGGCTATAAACCACGCCAAGTGGGCCGCTGCGCAGGCCTGGTGCAAACAAGCCAACATAGTTTTTAGAGTTTTAAACGAAGACTCTTTGTTCCGCAATGGTGGCAAAAAGCGGTAAATACCGCATGGCGCTTGCAAACAACCGAAACTTAGAAGAACTGTTTGATCTACCAAAATCAAACACACCTGAATCTGATGATCTAGAGGACACTGATGTCACTCGGCGTGATTCAGATTTGACCTCCACCTTGCCCACACTTCCCGAAAGTCTTGCTACACTAGACAAAATTGAGCAGGCATTGCCGGCTGTGCGTGATCTTGAAGCATCAGATTTAGAGATGGATGCACTGGCAACCAAGGCAACTGAAAGCTTTGACAATCTCATGGACCTGGGCATGCAGGTCGATAGTCGCTATGCCAGTGAAATATTTGCAGTGGCTGGTGCAATGTTGGGGCATGCTATCACTGCCAAAACGGCCAAGCTCAATAAAAAGCTCAAGATAATTGACCTACAACTTAAAAAAGCCAAACTAGATCAATCAGCACCCGGTGAAGAAGCTGACGTGACCACTGGTCAAGGACGTGTGTTGGATCGTAACGAACTGTTACGAGCCTTGGTATCACGTGATACAGAAAAACCCAACACCGATAAATAACATATAGGATTTCACGAATGAAAACATTTGCACAATATTTGACCGAAAGCGCACAAACCTTTGATTATCGAATCAAAATTGTAGGTGATGTGCCTGCTGAGCTTGTTAAACAACTCAAAGATCAACTCAAAAAGTTTGATCCAACCTCAATTGGTGAAGTTAAATCAACACCAATCATGAGTAGACACATGGACTTTCCCAACTTCCCCAATGAGTCTGTAAACATGATGGATGTATCATTCCGCTATCCAGCAACTCCTCCACAAATTCAGCAGATTGCTAGATTGCTGGGCCTTGATGAAAATCGCATTTGCATTGTGCAACAGGCCTGGGCCAACGGCATGGACAAAGAGTTACTGGGTATTGAAGAACAAAACACAGACTTGCTCAACAGTCCTTACCCTGACGACAGCAAAGAACAAAAAGATCTCAAGAAAGATTATGCCGCTGTTGGTGTTAACAAGCAAGTGGTCAAGAATTCTGCACAAGATGCAACCTGGACAGTGGCCGGAGGCAAAACTCCGCCTGCTGAAACAACAAACGACTTGCCAATGGGAGTAAAAAGCCCCATGACAACAATCAAGCGTCCCGCAAAGCCAGCAACCGGCTTCAGAAAATAAGGAAAACAACATGACATTTTTTTACGACTTAAACAAAAAGCTGGACGAGATCCGCGCTACTCCAGAACTCACACATACTCAACTCAACGAGCGTGACATGAGCCGTGCTGCCAAGGGCTATGAAAAGTATGGCAAAGAAGGCATGCAAGCCTTGGCCAAGGCTGGTCGTGAAGGCAAGGCATTGGATCCTGTTCGCAACAAGTTTGACAAGTATGACAACACAGAAGTAGACGAAGGCATCTATCAAGGCGGCCCTGACAAGAGTCAAATCCCTGCTGTGAATCGTCCTGGCAACAAACTGACCACAGCAGATTTAGAAAAAGAACGCACACAAAGTCCTACCAGCGCCGAAGGCATGCGAGCCCTGCAAGACAAACTTAGCAAAATTAATCCCATGGATGAAACTGACATGGAAGAAGGCAATAGATTTAGCAAAGCAGTAGTTGATGCCAAAGCCGACGGTATCCAACCTGGCGAGAAAATCAACGTTGGCGGAAAAGAATATCCAGTCAAAGAAGCCGCAGGCGCAGTTGATTTTGACAAAGTACTAGATGCTATTGCCGCAATGTATGGCGATGACATGTGGCAAAATGATGCCATGCAGGATCTAGCCAATGATCTTGCACAGGCTGGACCAACTGATCGCGAACTAGATTTTATCATTGCCAACGGTCGGTTACCAAAGCGTCTGGCTAACACACAATTCTCAGCAGGTGACAATGTTCAATTTGGCGAAGCTGGGTTGCCCATGGTCAAAGGACCTGACGGCAAAATGGTACCTAAATTTGCTGCGGACGGCGAAGGTCCTAACGATTTAAAAAAGTCATTTGCTGACAAAATTGCTGGCGCCAAACAAGAAGTTGATGAAATGCTAGGCGACGTGGCCGCTGAAGCAATGAAGTCTGCAATTGGTAAAATGAAAATGACCGAT